ATGCAATAAAATACATAAAAGTATGTAAATTACATATAACCAGATATATTTCTGGGGTTCCTCTCAAAAGTAATTCTGCTGGAGTAGCTCTTGATAAGGATTATTTTCCTAAAAGATTAAACTTATTAAAAGAATTATTAGTCAAGAATGAAATAAGAAGTGTTTTAACTATCTTATCTTATTCAAGATCAGTAATTCCTACAAAATCTGAAGAAAAGTCATTAAATAATGATTATTCTTCAATTACAAATAAATACAAAGGAAAAGTTTATACAATTCCAAAGTGATTTATTGAAGATTTTGTAGATAAGTTTAATTTAAAGTTAAATAAACCTGTATATGATGACAAAGATCATTATGTCAGTATGAAGGGAAGTCCTAATGGACCAGCTACATACTCATCATGATGATCTGTGTTAAACTTGAATTATACTCAACAACAATACATTATTAATATTATTGGAGATTATTATTCAAAATGGTTTGCACCATTATATACTTCATCTTTTAACAATTTAGATACAATGCCAGAAAGAAAGAAAGATTCTAACTTTACTGGTAAATTATCTATTGTAAAAGATCCAGAGTTAAAAAGACGGGTTATTGCTATGGTAGATTATACCACACAATTCTGTCTACGTCCTATACATTCAAGTCTTTTAAAAATTATAAAGAATTTTGAATGTGATAGAACTTTTACTCAGGATCCTTTCCATAATTGAAAGGAAGATGAAAACAAGTTTTACTCATTGGATCTATCGAGTGCAACTGACAGATTTCCCATTGAATTGCAAAAGAAATTACTCCTTTATATTTATAAGAAGGATATTACTTTTGTTAATTCATGAAAAGATCTGTTAGTCAATCGACTCTTCTTGACACCCGAAGGAGATACTATTAAGTATTCCGTTGGACAACCAATGGGAGCCTATAGTTCTTGAATAGCATTTACTATTACTCACCATCTTGTCGTTCATTATGCAGCCTATTTATGTGGCTATAATGAATTTAAGGATTATATATTACTTGGTGATGATATCGTTATTAAAAACGATAAAGTTGCCAATAAATATATAACTCTTATGACAAGATTTGGAGTTGATATATCTGTTGCAAAAACTCATGTATCATCTGATACTTATGAATTTGCGAAAAGATGGATCAAATCCGGTAAGGAAGTAAGTGGTATTCCATTAAAGGGATTATTAACTAATTGAAATAATCCGTTTATTGTCTATTTAGAACTTTTTAATTATTTTCAAAAAGTTCCTATAAATAGAGAGAATACACTAAACATTGTTGGTAAGTTATATCATAATCTACCTTACAAATTTAAAGTTATGAGAAATCATAATTTTAAAAATGTAATAAGGTTATTGTATGACTTCCACTATGGTATTAAATTTGCCTTTGGAAATTTAACCTATGATGAATTTAGAAATTACATCATGATTAAAAATCCAAAAGATAACTTTAATATCCCAAATGAGAATAATTTCCTTTCATATATGAAAGGGATTCTATCAGAGGGATTAGTGGATGAAGCGAGTACTTCTAGTACCTCAATGCTTACACAATTTAATAAATTTAAGACCAAATTTGAAGGTCTTGAAAATATTAATGAACTAAGTACTTGACCCGTTACATTAGGTTTCTATAATCACCTAGACAGTTTAGAGTCTAAGGTTCAAGATTATAGAGACGGTAATGTTGGGTTAATAGATAGTTCAATGAGCATGAGGGTTAACAACTTTGACAAAATTGCTAATATGCATCGGAATAAATCCGAAGCTATTACAAGTTTTGGAAAGTTGTGGAAGAAATCGATAGCCATTGCCCAAGTTGAGTTAGATGAATGATCATTAATGACCAAACCATGACTTCTTGATGGTGATTTACACCACATTAGTCCATGGGAAAGTGCATTAAAGACAAACATCACTTTTGCTAAACAACAATTTAAAACTGTTATTAGTAAAAGTATCGTTATTGAGAAGGAGGAAGTTCAATCAAATGATTGGGCCTCATTCTTCAAGTAATTAACCGCAACTTAGTTGCCAAACTTCTTTATTTAATAATTAAAA